TGGAAACCCAGGGGGACTATACCGTGAGAAGGTTGACTCCGGTTGAGTGTGCGAGATTACAGGGTTTTCCCGATTGGTGGTGTCAAGGGCTTGAAACCGAGCATCCAACCGATGAGGAAGTCTACTTCTGGTATAAGGTTTTCGAGACTTATCGGAAGATAACCGGGGAAGGCAGAGAGAAAACGGACAAGCAACTCCGAGCTTGGCTCAAAGACCCGCACAGCGACTCTGCGGAGTATAAACTGTGGGGGAATGGGGTGGCTTTGCCGTGCGTTTTCTTCGTACTTTCGGGTATCGTTTGGGCGCACGAAAAATTATCAAAATAGTATCAATTATTGCGCCGATATGACTGGATATATTTCCCCGGTAGAGGTAATATGGGACTACCAAATTTGAGGAGGTCAGATATGGCAAACGAAACTGGGAAAACAGCTCGACTGGATGAACTGAAAGTCGAACTGAAGGCGATCTGCGAAAAGAGCGACACCCGGCTCTCCGGTATGGAGTTCTTAATCAACTACTATATCAAGAGCCTGGGTTGGACGGAAGAGCAAGCATACGAGTATGCGATAGGGCTTTTCCATAACGGCACGATCAGCCAAATCAAGTTATTTGGAAAGGACGGAGAAGAACTATGAAAGACGGAATAAGCAGAGTGATGCTGGAGCAACTTCGAGAATGCTATCCGGCAGGGACAAGAGTGGAACTCGTAAAGATGGACGATGTCCAGGCTCCGCCCGTAGGCACTAAAGGTACGGTAGTTGGTGTGGACGATATAGGCACGATCCACGTGAAGTGGGATACGGGTTCTTCGCTTGGCATAGTAGCCGGGGAGGACCTATGCAGAAAGGTGTACTGATACCAACTATCGTCCCAAAAAGGAGATGTCGAACTATGTCGAAATGTGAAGTATGCGGAAAAGAGATGTTGACTTCCGTAGGCTGTGGAGCCCACACCGTCCATATCAACGGGAAGGTGTATCAGCGGATCAAATACGGAGAAGAGAGCATGGATTGGGGTGCAGGAGAGGGGCATAGATGCCATGACTGCGGAGCCCTGCCGTACCACTATCACCATTGGGGATGCGATGTCGAAAGGTGTCCCGCTTGCGGTGGTCAGCTGCTCTCTTGCTCTTGCGAAGATGTCTTTATCCGAGGCAAAAAGCAGGGCTGAAAAGCCGTTCATAAAAAGTCGAAAAAGTCAAGAATATCCGCAAAAATAAATATAAAAATATCTCGATTTATCTTCCGAATATGACTGGATATATGTGTGTTTTAGAGTTAATATACACACAACAAAACGAAGAGGGCAACAGCCCGGACGGAGGATAAAAATGAACAACAAAGTTGAAACCCAAATCGCCGAGATGAAAAAGCAAACGATAGGCGTAGAAATCGAGATGAACAATATCACCAGGGAGAACGCAGCGAAGAAGGTTGCAGAGTTTTTCGGAACGACCGCCTGGAACGCAGCAAGCCAATACGGATACTACGCTTGGGCTTGCAAAGACCAACAGGGCAGGGTTTGGAAATTCCAAAGGGACGTGAGCATCGCAGGACCCGATGCGGAGAAATGCGAAATGGTAACACCCATCCTCAAGTACGAGGATATGGAGACCTTGCAAGAGATCGTTAGGCTTTTGAGAAAAGCCGGAGCGAAGAGCGATGCGACCAGGGGATGTGGGGTTCACATCCACATCGGAGCGAACGGACACAACCCGCAAACGCTCCGCACCTTGGCGAACATCATGGCAAGCCACGAAAACCTCATCACCGAGGCATTGGCGATTTCAAGTCACCGCATCGAGGATTACTGCAGAGTGGTCGATAGACGGTTCTTGGACCAGGTCAACAGAAGAAAGCCCAAGACGATGGCAAAGCTCGCCGACATTTGGTACGACAGCCAAAACGCAAGGTACGGAAGGAACGAGCATTACAACAATTCGAGATACCATATGCTCAACTACCACGCAACCTTCACGAAGGGAACGATAGAGTTCAGACTCTTCCAATTCGATGCCCCGGCGGATGGCAAGCAGAACGGACTCCACGCAGGACAGCTCAAGAGTTACATCCAACTTTGCTTGGCACTTTCGGAACTCGCCAAAGAGATGCGGAATGCAAGTAGCAAACCGCAACAGCACGAAAACCCCAAATACGCAATGCGGACGTGGCTCCTTCGCCTGGGGTTCATCGGAGACGAGTTCAAGACGGCAAGGGATGTCCTTACGAAGAGACTTTCGGGGGACGGTGCATTTAGAAACGGCAGAACGGCATAAAAGGAGATAATGACAAATGAGTAGATTTTACTTGGCTTATGGCAGCAACCTAAACAAGGCGCAAATGAGTATGCGGTGTCCCGATGCGAAAGTGGTCGGGACTGCCTACATCGAAGGATACCGACTCCTATTCAAAGGAAGTCGGACGGGATCATACTTTACCATTGAAAAGGAAAAAGGATACCGAGTCCCCGTGGGGGTGTGGGAAGTGTCCGAGAAGGATGAACTGCACTTGGATTGGTACGAGGGATACCCGACCTTTTATTACAAGAAGAAACTCAAGGTGACGTTGGAAGAGACGGGAAAGGAAGTGAATGCTTTCGTCTACATCATGGACGAAAAGCGACCGCTCGGAATGCCGTCACCGGGGTATGTCCGAGTATGCAAACAAGGGTACGAGGACTTCGGTTTTGACAAAGCCTATGTCGAAACGGCGATAAACGATACCATAGGAGGAATGAAAAATGAGTTCTAATGACAATGCGAGAGTTGCGAGGGTTTGCCCCAGATGCGGGAGAACCTATACCGAATACCCGGCTCTGTCCAGGGTGGACAATGAGACGGCGATTTGCCCCGATTGCGGGACGAAAGAGGCACTCGACAGCCTTGGAATAAGCCTCGAAGAGCAGTCCGAAATCATTGGAAAAATCCACGAATTCAAGGCTGAAAAAAGATAAAAAAATTATCAAAAATCTTGCGAAAATGACTGGATATATATCTCTTTTAGAGTTAATATACACATACAAAAAGCGAAGGAGATACGAACATGACAGAAGCAAACGCAATGAACAAAGCAAAGGCCCTGGTTAGAGACCACAACGCATACCGCAAAATGAGATAAGCAGACGCTTGCGCCGACTACCGCCTTGCCCTCGACCACCTCATCCATTTCGCCGGAAGAAAAGGCTGGAAGATCACCTACACGGTTTCGAGAGCCGGATACATCACCCTGGGTTAAGAGGAGGACGAAACGATGTGGACAGAAGGAAGAATTGAGGTAAGAGGCATCACGTTCCATTACTGGGTCAAGGTTTATGACGAAGGTTCGGTTTACGGGATCAACGAAGGTCGGATCTCCAAACTCACCATTCGGAACGAGAAGACCGGAGCGGATGTTGCCAACTATGATAGGGGTTGGGACATCAAACCGAAAACCCAATCCGCTCAAAAGGTGGTCGATACTCTTCTTGAAAGGTATGCGGGCTAAACAAAGAACCTAACGAAGTTACCACACTTCAAATTTAATACGAGAGCAGTCCTAAACGGGGCTGCTTTTTCGTTACCAAAACGGAGGAGCTATTTTGCGAAAACTGAAAAAGTATGTACCTACAAAGTTCAAAGCAAATGACTCCGTCTATGATAAAAACGCAGCCGATTTCGCCGTCAATTTTATAGAATGTCTCTGTCACACGAAAGGCACGTGGGCGGGAAAGCCCTTCGAGCTTATCGACTGGCAAGAGCAGATCGTTCGGGACTTGTTTGGAACCCTAAAGCCGAACGGCTATCGGCAGTTCAACACAGCATATATCGAGATCCCAAAAAAGCAGGGGAAGAGCGAGCTTGCGGCGGCAGTTGCACTCCTCCTTACATGCGGAGATGGAGAAGAGAGAGCGGAAGTCTACGGATGTGCCGCAGACCGCCAGCAAGCAAGTATCGTTTTCGAGGTAGCAGCCGATATGGTTCGGATGTGTCCGGCACTCAACAAGCGGGTCAAGATCCTGGCGGCAACCAAGAGGATCATTTATTTGCCCACAAATAGCTTTTATCAGGTGTTATCTGCCGAGGCATACAGCAAGCACGGTTTCAACATCCACGGGGTGGTGTTCGATGAACTTCACACCCAGCCGAACCGAAAGTTGTTTGATGTTATGACGAAGGGGTCAGGCGATGCCAGAATGCAACCGCTATACTTTTTGATCACCACGGCGGGAACGGATACACATAGTATCTGCTATGAGACCCATCAGAAGGCGAAAGACATCCTGGAAGGTCGCAAAATCGATCCTACTTTCTATCCCGTTATCTATGGGGCAGAACCGGACGAGGATTGGACAGACCCCAAGGTGTGGAAGAAGGCGAATCCGTCATTGGGTATCACCGTAGGCATCGACAAGGTGCAAGCAGCGTGCCTTTCTGCAAAGCAGAACCCTGCAGAAGAGAACGCTTTTCGACAACTCCGACTCAATCAATGGGTCAAACAAGTGGTGCGCTGGATGCCGATGGACAAGTGGGACAGTTGCGAAGTCCGCTTTGATGAAGAAGAACTTGAAGGGCGGGTTTGCTATGGTGGATTGGACTTGTCATCCACATCGGATATCACGGCTTTCGTGTTGGTGTTCCCGCCCACGGCTGATGATGAAAAATACTATGTCCTACCATACTTCTGGATGCCTGAAGAAAACATTCCGATAAGGGTCAACAAAGACCACGTTCCATACGATATGTGGGAGAGACAAGGTTTGCTGAACAGTACCGAAGGCAACGTGGTGCATTACGCATACATCGAAAAGTTCATTGAGAACCTCGGGGAGCGGTTCAACATCCGTGAGATTGCTTTTGACCGATGGGGCGCGGTTCAGATGGTGCAGAACCTCGAAGGTATGGGCTTTACGGTCGTTCCGTTTGGGCAGGGATTCAAAGATATGTCCCCGCCAACGAAAGAACTGATGAAGCTCGTCCTGGGCGGTAATCTTGCCCACAACGGGCATCCGGTTCTCAGATGGATGTTCGATAACGTCTGCGTTAGGACGGACCCGGCGGGAAACATAAAGATGGACAAAGAGAAGTCCACGGAGAAGATAGACGGAGCAGTTGCAACCGTGATGGCGCTTGACCGAGCGATCAGATGCGGTAACGATACCTCGGAGTCGGTATATGACAGCCGGGGGATTTTATTTATATGAGGAGGGAATGATGGGTATTATTTCACGAATATTCAGAGCCAGGGATAAGCCTGAAAACAAGACAGCGGGCAGTAGCTACGCTTTCTTTATGGGTGGCTCGACAAGTGGCAAATCGGTAACCGAGCGTTCGGCGATGCAGATGACCGCCGTGTACGCTTGCGTGAGAATACTGTCGGAGGCGATAGCGGAACTTCCGCTCCATCTGTATCGCTATAACGATACGGGCGGGAAAGAGAAAGCCATCGACCACACGCTGTATCATCTTTTGCATGATGAGCCGAACCCGGAGATGTCGAGTTTCGTTTTCAGGGAAACCCTGATGACGCACCTTTTGCTGTGGGGAAACGCCTACGCGCAGATCATCCGAAATGGCAAGGGCGAGGTCGTGGCTCTCTATCCGCTTATGCCAAACCGCATGACGGTTGACCGCGACGCAGACGGT